TATGTATTGAATACCATATTTAACTCGTTCCCAAAAAGGTCGTTTATTTAGATGTATGTGAAAATAACACATAGGATATGTCATACCATTATCTAATTCGTCTTCTTCATACATTATCATTAATTGGTGGTCCGTTGAATGACAACTACAAATTAATATGTCTTTTTTGTTTTTCATTGTATTAAGTATTTATTGTTATGAGAAATATAATAAAAATAAATGAGAATACCCTAAAACTTATCATTAAAAAGGTAATAAAAGAACAATATGAGTATAATCCTGATAGATTATATCGAAAAAGTTCAATTATTTCGAGATTAAAACAAGAACCGAAGTATCTTCAGAAATACATCAAAGACCTCCCTAATTTAAGTAAGGAAGGTTCTGATGAAATATTTACCAAAATCCCTCAGGTTGTTTGGCAAGTTTTATTTAGTCGATACTAGGAAATTCTAATTCGTTTGTTTCCGGGTCCCAATCAATCGTCATCGGTTTTTGAGTGTAAGTATATCTTAAAGTGATGAGTATTTCCTTTTCTAACATAACCATATCCGGTGTGAATATGACCACAAAGATGAATTTTAGGACTTACAACCTGTAATCTTTCAGATAATAACTCACAACCCAAGTTTTCAGTTCTTCTACCATCAACAGTATCTAAAATACCAAATGCAGGTCCGTGAGTCAAAAGTATATCACAATCTTCAGGGATTGATTCCCATTTACTCATTAATCCTGGTCCATTTTTAGGTAAGTTAAATGCCCACGCACGAAATTCAGGTTGCCAAGGACTACCATAAATTTTTATTTCTTTTTCATCCCCAATTTTAACTTTAACTTCACTATCTTGGAGATAAGTAATTCCACTGTAGAATTCCAAAATCTCTTTCACCTTATCAACATTGTTTTGAAATCCCCAATCGTGGTTTCCGGCGATAAAAATCTTGTGAGTATAACCTTCAATATTATTGAACCATTTACAGAACTCTCTGATTTCGTGCTCGTAACCCATAGATGTTAAATCACCACTATGTAGTAAGATATCACCTCCCGGTAAGTCGGCAGTTATTTGTTTGTGTTTATTGTGTGTATCACTTATAAATGTAATTCTCATTATTTCTATTTTTTTTTACAAAGATAATAAATTAATATTATTCTTCTTCATAATCTCTTTTAAATTCATCCTCTTCTTCTAAACCATCCATTAATGTAACATCCCAATCAGACATATCATCATCAAAATCAAATCCGGTAAATTCCTCACCTTTATAATCGGGATATTTTTCGTGCATATTGGTAATACCTGATACCCATAATACAGATATAATAACTACAGCTATAAACATTGCTAAATATACTTGCCACATAGTTTAATAATTTAATGTTAATTGTGATTGAGTTGATTTTATTTTTTTGTTGAGGTATTTCTTTGCTCCAACCTCCACATACCATTTTCTATTCTGAGCTCTTCGTCTTGAGTGACAAGTTGAACAACTTTGTAATACGAATGCAATAACTACTAAACTTACTAATAACTTTTTCATAATTTTTATTTGTTTTTAAATTTCTAATCCCACCAACCTTCAATATTTTTCTCCATTATTTTAAACAATAATTTTCTTGCTCGGTCATGATTAATATGTCCGATGTTCATTGCGATTATTTGTTTATCTTCCTCACGACCTTCTCTACCAAAAACACCTTCACCATTTATTACTCTTTTGTAAATTAATGGGTATTTTTTGAAGTAATCATCAAAATTTTCTTCCAATAAACGTGATTCCCAAGACGAATAACCAGGTTTTTCCGGTAAATCCTCAAACCAGTGTTTTGTGTTATGATAATCGGTGTATTCTGTTGAATAAAACTCATCTTGTACCAACCCCATTAATTTCACACACAATCTCATTCGTTTTGCATCTAATTGAGCACGAGTGTGTAAATCTCTACTACCAATACAATCTGCTTGGGAGGTTAATTTATGTTTCATTATCTCAAAGATGTAATGACTATCCCAATTTCGGTCTTTCCATATGATTGGGAACCAATAGATGAGGTTTTTTACACCCATTCTAAACATTTTGTGGTAATACTTACCTTCGTGATTCCACCATAGTGGTATAAATCGTAATTTTCTAATAATCCACAATTGTTTTTCACTTTTTTCCGCCCATTCGTCGAATATGTCTTTTTCTGGTTCCATTTTTTAATATTTTCTACAAAGATAATAAAAAAATAAGACCCGTCAAAATAAATTCACGGGTCTTTTGGAAAAAATATATGAGAACACTCCTAAGAGTGGTGTGTAATGAATAAATACACTAAATTTTAAAAAAAGTTCAGTTCTTTACTACGGAAACCAACTTTTTTTTGAATGAGATAGAAATTCTTTTTTGATGGTAATTACTCCAAAAATTATTTCTTAATCGTCTTAAAAATTTGTTTTCAAGACCAATAACTTCAGTCGATAAATATTTGTTGTCCCAGAGATTAAAACATTTTTCAGTGCATTCTAAATGTTCCTTCGTTTTAGAAGAATTTAGAATTCTAACGACCCATTTATAATCGTTAAGCGCTGATTTCATGTTGATTGAACCGTCCATTTTATTTTTTTTACAAAGATAAGTATTTTAATGAAAAAATTCAAAAAAATATTTTAAAAATCTTTATTTAATCCAACACACAAAGATTGTGATGTGACACCAAACGCACTTTGATTGTTAAATGTTACAATTAATGATAGTTTATCTTTAAGTTGGAATACGTAATTTATATCATACTCCATTGTAATTTCTTTTTGGACATAAAACCACCCCAATCCAGTTGACACTGATAATGGGATTTGATTACTAATTGGTACCGTAACAATAAATTCAGAATAAACTGAATCACTCCTTAATGAATAAAATCCACTTACAATCCCCAACGAGGTTGTCCCAACATATTTACCAACCTCCACAGTTACCCCAAATAAGTTTTCAGGGTCTTTTATAGTTGAATCAAATGCTACATTCGGAGATATACACACATAATGTTTAGATTGGGAATACCCAAGGTTGGATAAACATATAAATAAAAATAGTAATATTGTTCTCATTATTTCGATACTGTTTTTCTTGGTGTTGTTGTTTTTCTAACCGCCGGTTTTCTTGGTGTTGTTGTTTTTCTAACCGGAGTTCGTCTTTTTGGTTTAGTCTCTTCTTTGGGTTTTACTATCATAGGATATACTATAGAACCTAATAATACGATTGATAATGCCAATGACCCCATCATAAAATTTGAGAAGTTCTTTAACAAATCAATCATTTTTATTGTTTCCTGTTTACCCACTTCAGTTTGTAAATCCATTAAAGCGTTTGTATCATCAAGTACAGGAGTAATCTTTTCATTTAGTATCCCTGTTTTAAGAATACTATCAACCGCCTTTCTATCAGTGACAGCTTTTTCTAATAACATTGAAACTAACTCATCCGCTTCATCCATGGCTTTTTGTGCGTGCTCAACTAGTCTTGCCTCTTCGGGTGTTAAATAGGTGGACTTATAAGTTTCCCACCCTTTTTCAGTTTCTTCTTTTACTTTTTGTATCTCACTTCTATTAGCTAATAATTGTTCATAATTAACGACATTACTTGAGAAATTATCTTGTATCGTTGTCCCATAATAATCAAATCTGTGGGAAATTAAAGGAACGGGTTTCAATCTATCCTCCAATATTGTTGTTGCCGAAGCTCTAACACTTTTTTCAACATAAATCCCATAACCGGCAATAAGTAAAACAATTGCGGTTAAAATTAACATAAATGTTTTTTGGTTGTTCATATATTTATTTTTTTGTTATTGTTTTTCTAACAGGTTTTTTAACCACTCTAGTAGTTCTTTTAGGTGGAGTATTAATTTTACCTGATTTTATGTTTGATATAAATTCTCCGGGATTGTTTGAAAAAGCTGTCGTTATTTTTAAAATACCTTTTAAAATTTCAGGTGAATTTAATCCTGTCAACCCATAAATTAATGCCTTATATAGTGAATCGATTTCAAATTGTTCTAATATAAACCAAGCCAATAATGAAGTAATCATTGCTGATAAAATATTCTTAATTATACCATTACCATTATTCTCTTCTGTTGAACCGGAAGTGATTAATCTAGCAACCATTCCTGCAGC